GCGGGGTGCTCGGTGCTTGGGGTAAGCCGGTCACAATGCCGTCGGCGTTGCCTCGAAAATGGTAGCCGGTGCTTGGCTCGCTCCAGCCAAACTGCTGACCAGTGGCTGGGTTGGCGTCATACACCTTGCAGCCAATGGCACGTAAATCAGCATAAACCCTTGGCTCTTGCAAATGGCCAGATTGAAACACTCGGTACAAGCGGCCAGAGAATTCAGCGGGCTTAGACCATCTAAAAGAATACCAATGCTGGCGCAAGCAAGGCTTGCCAATGGCGCTGGCGCCAAGGTAAGGGCGTTGTAGTTCGGCGCCATACTTTGCCTTGTAATGGGCAAAGATGGCGTCGGCCACAGGGTCCACAACAGATGCGGGAACTGCGGCCATGGTTTACTTCTTCGCCCAAGCGGGTGCCTTAGACACTGGTGCAGCAGCTGGTGCGTCGGCAGCGGCCACAAAAGCCACAGGGGTGCCACCGGCAGACTCATAGCCCTTAATGTTGTTGCTGGCCTGATACTGGCCTTGGGCTTCGCGCACCACCACCTTGACCTTGACCGGCTTAAAGTGCAGAGCTGCAGTGTCTTCCAGCTTGATCACGTTGACAGCGTGGCACAAGGCTGAGAGCTGGCTCTGAGCAATGCGCTGGGTGTCTTCGTTGGTGTGCTGGATGTTGAGGTTCTCCCAAACTCGGCGGCCCTTGTACTGGCCGTCTAAGATTTCAAAAGTCATCTTCAAGCCTGTGCCGTTGCCAGACTTTAAGGGTCCAACGTCGGACTCGGTGCAGTGGGCAAGGTAAGTGCCTGCAGGGATCGGGCCGGTTACGGCCTGTGGTGCAACTGTTGATGCGTCAAAAGAAAAGTGTGCCATTTTGTGTGTTTCCTAGTTAATGGTTGGACTGAAGATCAGGACTGTGCCGCGGTAAGCGCAGCCTGGAATGTCGGCCAGTCAAGCGACATATTGGTAAGGCCAAAGCGGTTACCACCGCAATGAGCTGGATGGGGTTCAACGTGCAGGATGCGCTCGCCGGTAGTAGTGGCCTTGGTTTCCTTCTTGGAAAAGCCTGCGTCGGTCTTGCTAGTAAAGATGCGGTAGCCGGCATAGCCAATGATGTCAGCCCACTCTTGGATCAGTCCAGCGGCCTTATCGTGTAGCTTCAAGACGTGGGAGTCATAGCCCTCGGTCAGCGGGTCTTCAATGCGCTTGATCTTGTCGTGAGCAATCAAGATGATGCCCATGCCCTTGGCGGCTCGCAAGACTTCCAAGCCAGACAACAGGTTGCGCCATTCTTCGGCTGCAGCCACGTAGCCCTTACCAAAGCCTGGCGCCTCAATGTTCTTCCAGCCATTGGCCTTGCAGACGTGCTCTTGCACCATAGGTTCGAGCCAATCGAGCGAGTCAATGAACAGGGTTTTAAAGTCATGCTCACTGCTAATCAGTGTCTCAATGGCTGCATAGACTTCGGTCAAGCCGGTGGCCAAGGGAAAAGCGTTGGCGTCAACAGCGTCGGCGCCATCTTCGGTCAAGATGCCAATGGCGTTGGGCGCCATGGCGGCAAAGGTGGTTTTACCAATCTTGCCTTGGCCAACAATCACAATTTTGGGGGCACGTACACGGCGGGTTTTGGAGATGGACTTTAAGTCAAACATTTTTAGTCTTTCAAAGTGATAGAAGGTTTTGCGGGTTTACTGGTAATGAATTCGGCGGCTGCTGAATAGGACACGGGGTCTAGGTCGGTTAAGGCTCGCAAGTTTTTGAGTTCGACCTCGGCTTTCCAACGAAAGGCTCGCTGGGCGTTGGCCGGCAAAGTCTCATAGGCTGCAGACAATTTGTCGCTGTCAACCGTGCGGTTGAGTTTCCAGACAATGCTGAAGTCTTCGTCATTGTGGGTACCTTCACCAGATACAGGTTTTGAAAAGAGGGAAAGCATCTTTTCTTCAATGTCAAGGCGGTCGGCCTTGGCTTTTTCTTCGGCGGCTTTGGCAGCTCGCAAGGCGGTGGCTAGTTCAGAGATTGTCATTTTGTTCCTCTTTGGTGTATTCAAGGGCGGTGGCTTCAAGGTCATCAACCAGGTACTGCAACAGTAAATGGGCGATGTCTACTTCACCAACGTAGGCGCTGGCGAGGGTGCATTCTGCAACTAGGTCAGGCTCATAGAGCAAGCCCATAGAGTCTTTAGATCCTGACTCGGCAGGGGTGTAGTCAAAGTGGCAGACTAAGTCAACACCTTCGCATTCAATGTTGATCTCAAGCATTCCATCTGGACAAACGGGCGCCATGTTCATGGTTGTGTGCTCCAAGCGGCCACCAGTGCGGCGGCGTTATAAGGGATGGGGGTAACGGTGGACAAGTACAGGCCCTTACCGCGTTGTTTACGGCCCCAACCGTCTGTTGCCTTGGTGTTGCACAGCTCACGGCGCCTGACGGCGTTGTAGACGTTGTGGTGGGTAAAGCCAGCGTCAACCAGTTCTTGCATGGTGCGTGGCTCTTGGCAAAAGTCTTGCAGGTCGGTCATGTTGACCACCAAGCAACAAGGAGAGTGGCCAAACCAACGCCAATGGCGGTGGCTGCAAGGATGTCAAGGATTTTTTCTTTCATAATGTGCTTTCAAGTTAAGGGGGCCGTGGCCCCGTGGGTTTTGGTTAAGCTTCGGCTTTTTCGGCAAATAAGCGTTTGGCTTCGGTGCCTTGATCAATATAGGCGTCAGAGCCATAAGCTGGATCAACTTCAAACCAGCATGATGTTGTCAAAGCTTTGCCTAATGACAAAGCGACATTGACTCTAGCAGCTAACTCTTCAACAGTAGCTACGACATCTTGACGAATATCGGCAAAATTAGTTTCGCCAGTTTCTTCGCACTGAACAACTTCTACACCAGCAAAAGATTTTCTATGGCGAAAGCGGCGACCAGCTGCATTCTCAATCAAGACATAATATTTTTCAGCAATAAATGGGTGACCGTCACAAGCAGTGCCAGCTTGGTACAAATCAGATACTACGTATGCTTTAAAAGTTGTTGCGTTTGTCATTTTGTTTCCTTTGTGTTGTTGGCCGTTTGGCGTGATGTGCAGAGAACCTATTTCCCTGCCCATGACCAGAATTCTAGCAAAAAACTAGATGTTTCTAGCGGTTTGATAGATTATTTTATAGGTGTTTTCCCTATACCCCTAGATTTATAGCGATCTGCTAGACTCAATGGCTTATGAGCACACAAATAACACCAGATGAGCGCCGACAACTGGCAGAAAAAGTTGGCATGAATGAGCAGTATCTTTACCAATGCTTGACCGGCAGGCGTGAGATGAGTGCTTGGGAGGCGGTACGGATTGAGCAGCAGACTGAGGGCAGGGTTAGTCGCAAGATGGTGTGCCAAGGCAGTTGGCAGTCAATATGGCCAGAGTTGGTTAGCGCATGAAATATCTCTCACTTTGCAGTGGTATTGAGGCGGCAACAGTAGCATGGCATCCCCTTGGTTGGGAAGCAGTAGCGTATTCGGAGATCGAAAGATTCCCATCAGAAGTGCTGGCACATCACTACCCAAACACGCCAAACCTTGGCGACATGACCAAATTTAAGGAGTGGACAAATGTCTCAGATGTCGATGTTCTCGTTGGAGGAACACCATGCCAATCATTCTCAGTCGCAGGACTCAGAAAAGGATTGGATGACCCGCGTGGCAACCTCATGCTTACCTATCTTGCCATTGCTCGTCAATATAGCCCCCGATGGCTGGTCTGGGAGAACGTCCCTGGCGTGCTATCCAGTAACCGAGGACTCGACTTTGCCTCACTACTTCGAGGGATGGGGGAACTCGGGTATGGGTTCGCCTACAGAGTTCTTGACGCTCAGTACTTCGGAGTGGCACAGCGCCGCCGCCGTGTGTTCGTTGTCGGATACCTTGGAGACTGGCGAGCTGCCGCAGCGGTTCTTTTTGAGCGCCACAGCTTGTCAGGGCATCCTGCGCCGAGCAGAGAAAAGAGGGAAAGTGTTGCCGTCAGCATTAGAACAGGCGCTGCAAACAGTAACTGGCCTGCCGAAATAAGCAGCACATTGGACACAACCTTTGGCACAAAACAAGGGCTAGAAAATCAGCACGTTAATGCTGGTTGCCCGATGTTTGTGCCTGCTACTTACGACATGAAGCAGCACCACAATCCACAAGCAAGCAGTACGGTTCAGTTAACAACGAAAAATTGTTCGTTTGTCCGAGGTGACACTCCATTAATTCAACCCGCATACGGCATACCTGGCAATTGGATTGGTAGAAAGCCTGAAAACGGCGGTAACGCCACAGAGCCAATGTATGACATTGCACCTTGTCTCACCAAAGCAGATCAGCATGGTGTGGCGCAACCAACCATCATCCATGGCACGCAAGACCCATGCGTGTCGGACATTGCATTTGCACAAGGCAGAAACAATGGTGGTGAGAATGTGTTAATACAGCCGATGGCGGTTGATGGGTACAACCAAACTCTGTCAAGCACAAGCCAAACCATCAGGGCAGACAAGAGTGATGGCGACCATGTTGGCATGGTTATGCAATCCATGGCAGTTCGCCGCTTAACCCCTGTTGAATGCGAGAGACTCCAAGGCTTTCCTGATAACTACACCGACATCAAAAGCAAAAACAAACCTACACCTGATGGTCCTCGCTATAAAGCCTTGGGCAACAGCATGGCAGTGCCTGTCATGGCGTGGATCGGCAAAAGAATTCAAGAAGTGGAAAACATTAAATGACATCTCTTACAACAATATTTCCTAACGGTTTCGCAGCTGCCACAGCATCGACTGACCTGGTTGACCCAGTAGAAAGCTTTCGCAGGCATTGTGAGGCTGCAGGGTTGACCATCAAGGATCTGATACCTGATGGTGAGATCCATAGGGTGCCTCATGTATCGAGCAAAAAGGGTGCATTGGATGGTTGGTACATCCTGCACCTAAGTGGCAAGATTCCTGTGGGGGTCTGTGGTTGCTGGAAGGAGCCAACCTTTGAGGCCAAGTGGGTGGCAGATACCGGCAGGTCGATGAGCTTTAGCGAGAGGTTGGAGCATGATAAGTGGGTAGCTGAGTTCAAGGCCAAGCGAGAGGCTGAGAGGCAGGCATCGCAGGCATTGGCTGCAGACAGGGCAGAAGAAGAGGTTGGGACGTACACAGATGCCAGCGCAGACCATCCCTACTTGGTCAGGAAGCGCATTGAGGCTCATGGGGTGAAGATTGACCGTGCTGGCAGGTTGGTGGTGCCGGTGATTGACCAGGCGGGAGAGATACTGAGCTACCAGACCATTGATGCTGATGG